TATCTGATAAGATACCTTTCCCAGTTAAGTGGCTGGTGTCCTGTAGCCCGGCTTCATTTCCGCCCTTGTGAAAGGGCAAGTAATCTGGAAAGATTACTGAAAAGTTATGACGCTGATGGTCCACCTCTATCGAGGTGCCCAATTGTCCTATGGGATGACAGTTTAATCCTGGATTGGAGAATACTTCAAATCCTAGGGTTTCGTTTAACGTTAGGGTAACCAAAGATCTAACAAAGTTGAAAAGCTTTGTAGTTCTTGGGCGCCATGGATGCGAATCTGTGGCGATGATACCTAATTCCTTAAACGTAATTGATTGCTCAATCCGCTCAAGTCTTGCTAGTATACTAGTTAAGTCGTCACCGGGTTGTGTCGAATACATTTCGTCGTGGGCTTGGTAAGATTTAGCCAGAATAAATTCTGAAGATAACATTGGCAGTGATGCTTCTGTTATCCAGCATTTCTTCGGGTCAGATTTTCCCAAAAGCACTAGGCTGCTTGCGAATTCGTAAGCAGACTCGAATACCACTTCAGATTTATCAAATATTGAATCCAATATTTTAGAAATCTGATAGGAATTTAAACTATTCACAAATGGATTAATTTCTATGGGAAGAGACGTAATTATATTGATGTATTCATCATTATTAATTATTGAAGAGAAGTCTTCAACTAAGGTATTCCTTAGTAGGGACATTCCAATCTCTTTCGGATAGAGGTACGTTAGAATGTACAGCGTACGTATGATATAAACCTTGTGAAGATACTTGATTTTTAGTGAATCCAACATCCGAGCAATCGGTATTGGTTCCACTACACCTCTCTCTTCTAAGTGTCGGCATAGTTCAGGAATATCCAATGGATTATTCCGAACTGCACGACAAATGTTTACAGATATTCTGGAAACATCTTGTCCATTGTTAATGGATCTCGACACAAACTCTCCTAAGAGGTTACCCTCGGTGGATTGTTTGGTCTTGGATAGATTAATATCGATTCCACACAGATTTGTGTAGGCGTCTCTTATTTTATCTTCAGGATCGTAACACCAAAGATCGTCACCGACTTTATTAAGGAAGGTTTCGTCTATGGAGTGTCCGTACTCTTGTTCATATATCATTTCAATAAACAAGAGGTCAGACGCGGTAGCAATATCAAAACTACCGTTCGTACCCATACCTTGGCCCCTAGCATATCTGATAGGTTCCTTGGATCCTTTAAGATTCCATTCACAGTCGACAACAAGATTATACCACGCGTCTGCTAAGGTTGTGTTTCCATAAAACTCCTCTAAGAATATCTTCTGTAGAGAAGCGGGATAAGCATCAGTCCATGAAACAATATCATATGACTTTACACCGGGTCTGATAAATTTTTGAAGTTTATCAAATCCGATGGAATGCTTATTTATAGAACACACCCTGCCATAACGTGTCTTTATGAAACTTTGTACATCAGACATGATAGGTTCAAGAACAACTTGCGTCCAGTAGTCAGAAATGGCTACCATACGACATTTGTTGCCTTTATCGGCTACGGTTGTCAAATATCTCAACCGTACTTTGTCAGACCTATCCTGTTTAGCTGCACAACTCTCTACATAATTATATAGGGAGTCATTACCAGTTGATAGACAAAGAGATTTAAAGTGAACGTTTAAGCTACTTTTCATTAGAGCATAAGCCTCGATCTCAGCAGTTTGCCATTTAGGTTTACTGTTGGGACCGTTTCTTAACACTCGCGTAGATGGCTTAGTAATAAGTTCTCTATGCTCGTGTCCGACACGTGTTTTAATAAATTCACGATAACGGTTCAATAATGATTGCGGTACCTCAAATGGTTTAATAATTTCAGATATATCTGGGATATTATTACCATGGCATAGACGGTTCACGTATAGGATCGACCGTATTACTCTATCAGAGATTCGGCATTGCCTGTCTCTAACATTGTAATATAGAGGTCTTAAAAGTTTGAAGCCCGAAGGCCATCTATCTTTTCTACCTACGGCTACCCAGTTTAGATTGTCAGGATTCTGACCCTCTATTAACCTTATAGCATAATTTCTTATGTTATTGTAGCGCGCCGTACCCTCCACGACAGAATGATTTTTGATCAGATTGTTATGGAAAGTTACGACTTCTTGAATGATTGTGGAAATGTTGGTAATACCAATAGGTCTAACAATGTTCTCGAGTAGTAGAACGAAAGTCAGAGGTACATTTGGTATTAAAGCCTTTTCTAGATTTAAACGTAATTTTCTAGCGGCTACCTTCGTTTGAGTAACATCTTTTATAGATGCTCTTTTCTTTTTAGGTAAATCTATAATCGGTTCCTTAGATTTAGATAAGATTCTATTAATCCTACTTATCAAGGATGGGTCTCCTTGATAGGTTTGATGAGTAGAAACTTCTCTATCTCCATAGGCCTCGTTTACAGATTTATCTGACGAGAATACTCTGATTGAATGAAGCTGAAAAAAGTTATTGATAAATATGTTACTTAAATACCTAGGTATTTTATTTAACCTGTTTGTCATTAATTTTTTTGAAAGTTGCGTGTTAATCTACGATCCCCCACGGACTTCATGGTTCGTTCGTGATCAAACACTTAGCGCCGACGGCAGTCATAT